ATGAACGTATATCTCCTGAAAACGTGAGCGTAAGCCATGAATAAGCCTGTTCAGGTCATACTTAGTGGTGATACCGCTGAACTAGGCTCAAATCGGCTGGAAACGGTTTTAGAGCCGTCATCAGCTACGCTCTATGGCTCTCCAACGCCTAGAATCCACACGCCATTGAATGATTTGCCATCTAGGGGCTTTGAAATCATCGATCTAGCCACTGAACTGGGTCAAGAACTGATGCCGTGGCAGAAATTCGTGCTGGAACACGCACACAAGGTCAAGCCGGATGGACGCTGGGCGACGCCCACGGTCTGCACGACGGTGGCCAGACAAAACGGAAAATCATATTTGATGAACATCCGAATCTTGGCTGGCTTGTTTCTCTGGGATGAACCGATTCAAATTGGCTCAGCTCACAGACTTTCGACAAGCTTTGAGCAATTCAGACATTTAGAGCGCATGATTGAGGGCAGCGATTATCTAAGCAAGCAGGTCAAACGCATCCGCAGACGTCATGGCGAAGAAGAGATTGAGACGACCAAAGGCAATCGATTCATCATCCGTGCATCGGGTTCGGCAGCTCGCGGAATTTCTGCGCCATCGACATTGCATCTTGATGAGCTGCGCGAAATGAAAGATTTGGAAACGTTTGCCAGTTTGCGATATACCCTGATGGCCGCCAAAAATCCGATGCTCATGGCCTACACAAATGCCGGTGAATCGACGTCCTTGATTCTTAATCAGATTCGAGAGCGCGCGCTTGCACGCATTGCTGGCAATGATGATCCAGAGATTGGCTACTTTGAATGGTCAGCTCCTACTGATGTCATATCCCTAGAAAATGCGACGTTTAGCAATCCAGCATTAGGCCACACCATTAACGTCGGCAATATCAAATCGGTTCTCAACGATGATCCGACGGTGGTGATGACTGAGGTCATGTGTCGCTGGGTTCAAACCATCACGGGCGTCGTCGATGCTGAAAAATGGAAAGAATGTGGTGACACGGAAATTGACATCGACCCAGAGAAGCTTTCATGGTTGGCCATTGATGTCACACCCGACAGAAAACAAGCTGCGCTGGTGATAGCCCAAAAGCTTGGCTCAGAAGATTTCGTGGTCAAGCTGCTGCACACATGGAGCAACGACTTGCACCTTGATGACCGAGCAATCGCCAACGACGTCGCTCACTATTGCAGAAAATACCCGCTGGAGTATTTGCTGTATTCACAAAGAGCTGCTGGATCGATAGCGACCCGATTGCGGCCAGCAGGCATTCCGATATTCGACATGGATTCGGCATATCCGCAGAGCTGCGATGAATTGCTCGGTGCGATTAACTCAAAACGTCTCAAGCATCGCAATCAAGGCGAACTCACCGCTCAAATACTTTCAGCCGTCAAATTTCCACGTGGCGAAGCTGGATGGGTCATTGGTCGTCGCGGTCAAGCTCCAGTGTGTGCCGCCGTTGCCACGGCATTGGTGGCACACTTTGCGACACGCCCAGAGACGGAGATTGACATACTCGTCGGATAGTGTTCTAAGCCTGAGAAAATTCTCGCATGGGAATTCTCGACATATTTGCATCACGTAATGTTGAAACCGCTGCACCGACACGGGGAGTCGATGTGGCGGCTTCACTTGCACCCGTTACCTCAATCGATTCTCTTAGCCCATTCTTCGGTGGCGCACAAACTGCAACACGTGAAGAAGCTATGTCCGTTCCAAGCTGCGCACGCGCTCGCAATATCATCTGCTCATCCATTGCATCGATTGGTTTAGAAGTCATTGATCGTTCAACTGACATGGAAATTGAAGGTGCAACACCACGCGTCATTCGCACACCTGATCCACGCATTCCGGGAAGTGCCACCTATGTCTGGACGTGTGAAGATTTATTATTCTATGGCTACGCATACTGGCAAATTACAGAATTGTTCATGGACACATATCGCGTCCGAAGCGTTCAACGTGTATCCCCTGCTCGCGTAACTATTCAAACAAACTCAATCGCAAGCGAAATTGAATACTACATGGTTGATGGAACACCAGTGCCGAACTCAGGCATTGGATCGCTAGTCGTATTTAACGGCGTGGATGAAGGATTACTGAATCGTGCTGGTCGAACCATCCGCACTGGTGCAGAACTAGAACGTGCCGCTGCAATGTACGCCAGAGAACCTATTCCATCGATGGTACTGAAAAGCAACGGCACTGCTCTTCCAGCAGATCGCATCGCGAAACTATTGGAGTCATGGGGATCAGCGCGACGCAATCGTGGCACTGCATTCTTGAATGCTGACGTTGAACTGCAAACAGTAGGCTTTGATCCAGAGAAATTGCAGCTTGCTTCAGCTCGTTCATACATCGCAACAGAAATCGCACGCGCTTGCGGAATTCCAGCGTATTACATCGATGCCGAAACTGGTTCATCAATGACGTATTCAAATGCAGTCAATCAACGTCAGACATTGCTTGATTTCTCTTTGATTCCGCTGATGACAAGCATAAGCGAAAGACTATCAATGCCAGATTTCGTTCCATCATCGCAGGAAGTGAAATATGACTTATCTGACTACTTGCGCGGCTCTGATTTAGAACGCGCCAATATCTACAAAACACTGAATTCAATCGTTGATCCCGTAACTGGTCAGCCAGCAATGACGGTTGATGAAATCCGACAAGCAGAGGAATTAATCAAATGAAGGTAACTACACCATTCACGATTACCGCAGCCGATTCAGAAGCTCGTACGATTACAGGTCAAATCGTTGCTTTCGATACCGCTGCCAACGCATCAACTGGAAAAGTGATGTTCAAATCTGGGTCATTGAATCCAGCTAACGTAAAATTGAATCTAGAACACGATTCAACACGTCCAATCGGTAAAACTCTTTCAATGGAATTTTCACCAGATGGAAAGTCAATCAACGCCACTTTTAAGATTTCAAAGACAACTGCTGGAACTGATGCAATTCAAGAAGCGATGGATGGACTGCGCGATGGATTCTCAGTCGAAGCAAACGCAATCGAATTCGGTCACAATGAAGATGGCACAATGGTCGTCTCTAAGGCTGATCTCGTTGGCGTTGCACTAACCCATAACCCAGCATTCGATTCAGCACGTGTGTCGAATGTTGCAGCGACTACCGCACCAGAAGATTCTGAATCATCATCCGATGAAGCAGAAGCACAACCACAACAACCAACAGAAGGAGACGTCGTGGAAAACACCGTCACAGAGCCAACTGCCGCCGAGACGGTAGAAGCTTCAGCTCAGGTTCAGGCAGCATCCGTTGCCAAGCCTGTTAATTTCATCGCATCACGAAATCCAATCGTTTCACCAGAAACATTCTTAATGCACAAAGTCAATGCAATGCGTGGCGATGAGCAATCACGTTCATTCGTTGCAGCTGCAACAGCAACAACAGATTCACCTGGACTCATTCCAACACGTCAGCTTCGCGAAGTCGTAAATGGTCTTTCAGATAGCGTTCGCGCATCGATTGATTCAATTTCGAATGGAACTCTTCCAAGCGCAGGAATGGTATTTCAGATTCCTAAGGTCACTGCACTTCCAACAGTAGATCAGATTGATGAACTCGATCCAATCACACCAGCAGGACTTGAAACTGAATTCATCAACGTGAATGTTAAGTCATTCAAGGGTTCATCTGTAATGAGCGTTGAGCTCGCAGACCGCTCAGATCCGTTATATTATTCTGAACTCATTTCAGCCATGAGCGCGCAATATGCACGTGAGACAAACACTTACAACTCTGCACAAATCATCACAGGATCAACAAAGACTGCAACAGGTATCGGTTCAGATATTACTGCCGCAGAATTCTTGACTTGGGTTGCTGGCGGCGCAGTAAGCGTTTATTCAAACACATTCAAATTCGCTGATGCAATCGTCGTCTCTCCAGCTATGTGGGGACGCATCATGGGATTCAACGATGCTGGACGTCCGATTTACAACGCGCTCAATCCAATGAACGCAGCTGGAAACGCACAGCCACGCAGCTTGCGCGGTTCAGTCAATGGAATCGATCTCTGGGTCGATACAGCACTTTCAGGCTTGGGTTCAAACTCAATGTATGTCATCAATCGCGATGCTTACACATGGTACGAATCCGCACGCCTAGAACTTCGCACCAACTACCTCGAGGACGGCTCTATCGGCATTCTCATGTACGGCTACGGCGCAACTGCAACAAAAATTGCAGCTGGTGCATACGCGTTCAACGCTAGTTAATTAGACATCGACTGGTTCGCTCCCGAGCCAGTCGAGCAGAATAGGAGATCAGAGATGCCAAATATCATCACGGCTGACGAGCTGCGCGCGGTACTTGGCGTCTCTGAATCTTTATACGATGACACATATCTTGACCAAATAATTGATTCGGCTGAACTCACAATTCTGCCTTTATTGACGCAATACCAATCAGCCATCGCGACGACTCGCATTAGCAATGGGGTGGCTTTCTTCACCACTATCCGTCCATGCTACTTTGCGGTGGGTCAGTCAGTCGTGGTGGCTGGTTGCGGCGATTTAGATGACACTTACACAATCACCAGCCATTCAACTCGACCATACGAATTCTCAGTAGCAACCATTGAAGCTGACCGCGTTCTGAATGTGATTATTCCATCGGGAACTGCCACATTAAGTGGATCATCATCGGCTGAACTTTATGCCAATGTGCCGCCGATTAAATCTGCAATTCTTGTCGTTTCGGTTGAAATCTTTCAATCAGTAACGGCTTCAGGCAATATGACAACAAATGAGAATTTCAATCCAAGCCCATTCGTTTTAGGCCGCTCACTCCAGAGCCGTGTCATTGGCTTGCTTTCACCATTCATTGACGTCGAAACGATGGCTCAATGACCATCCAATCAGAGGTTCGCGCACCGTTAGCAACTGCGCTTGCTGGTGTGACCGCATCGGTATATCAATCACCACCAGAAACAATCATCGCTCCAGCATGCGTCATCGTTAGCGATTCGCCATATATGGAAAGCACGCTTATCAATGGAGCCGTCACTAAGGTCAAAATCAATTTTATTATTTCAGCCGTCGTCGCATATAACAATAACGCAGGAGCATTGGACGGCCTAGAGCAGCTCTGCATTCAGATTCTCGGTGCAATGCCAGCGGGATATGTGGTCGGCGTGGTCGAAAGACCAACGATCATGAACGTAGGAACTGGGTCATTCTTGATGTCTGACATTTCGGTTTCTACTTATTACACACAGGAAAACAACTAAGGAGACCAAAGATGGCAACATCAATCATCACTGGCAGAGATATCACTTTCACGATTGATGGTGACAACTTCGATGCTCAGGCAACAAGCGCAACTTTGACAATCGATTCAACCGTCAATACATACCAGACGCTCGATGGAAAAGCGTATTACACAACTGACACACAGGGCACATTTAACGTTGAACTATTGCAGGATTTCGGTGCTGCAACTTCATTGTGCGAAGCTCTATGGAACGCAGCTGCAACAACACCAAATACATCACTGCCAGTGTTATTCACGGTCAATGGCGTGGCTTATGCATTCAGCGTTCAGCCAATCTTTCCAGACTTGGGTGGAACTGCACCAGATGCTTTGACTGCTTCAATGGCATTCACTTGCGTCACAACACCAGCGTTGGACTAATCACAAGAAATCGGGAGCAATCATGAAACTACCAATCACAATCGAATACGCAGGCGGTCAATCTGAAACCTACGTGGCACAACCACCAGAGTGGGCGAAATGGGAGACTAAGACTGGCTTCACTATCCAGCAAGCTCAGGACAAGATTGGAATCTCTGATCTGATGTTCTTGGCTTATCACGCAATGAAACGTGAATCAGCTGGGAAGCCAGTCAAGCCGTTCGAAGTCTGGATGGAAACCGTCGTCGATGTTTCAACTGGGGACAACGACCCAAAAGCCACCAGCGCGGAAGCCTAAATTACTCCATCGTATTTCTAGCCATTGAGACTGGAATTGCGATGAGTGAGTGGCAAAGCGCGGAAGATATATTGACGGCACTGGAGATTCTAAAGGAGCGAGCAGATGGCAGAAGAAAGCATCGCTTACGATAAATCCGATCTTCGTGGAATCTATGCAGCTTTCAAAGCGATGGATGAGCAAGCCGTCACTGAAGCCAAAAAAGAATCGAATGCTTTAGCGACGTACTTGCAGGGCAAGATCCAACAGAGTGCTGGCAATTCAAACAATCAGGTTGCACCAAGAATCGCGGCTGGTTCTCGCGTTTCAAAGTCAGCCAAAACTGGTGAATTATCATTTGGCTTTGCAGCTCAAAAACTCAGCGGTGGTGGAACGACTCAGCAACTCTGGGGCGGTTATGAATTCGGCTCAAACAAATTCAAGCAATTCCCAGTGTGGTCGGGTCGTGAAGGTCGTGGCTCACGTGGATGGTTTATTTATCCGACTCTGCGTGCCGAGCAGCCGTACATCATCAATGAATGGGAAAATGCGTTTAGTCGAATCTTGAAGGAGTGGTAATGGCAGCAGGATCAAGAACGCTCAAGCTCTCCATTCTTGCTGACGTAGATCAACTCAAGAAATCGCTGGCACAAGCCGATGATGATGTTAAGGGTTCGGCATCAAAGATTGGAGATTTCTCCAAGAAGGTCGGATTGGCATTCGCCGCAGCTGGTGCAGCTGCCGTTGCTTATGCTGGAAAATTAGCCATTGATGGGGTCAAATCAGCCATTGCAGATGAAGCTGCACAGAATAAGCTGGCAACGACTCTGCGCAACGTCGTAGGGGCTAGTAATGACCAAATCAAGGCTGTTGAAGCCCAGATTTTCAAATCTCAATTACTTTATGGCGTCACGGATGAGCAGCTTCGTCCATCGCTAGATCGATTGATTCGAAGCACCAAAGATGTCGAAGAAGCTCAAAAACTGCAATCACTTGCGATGGACATTGCAGCAGGAACGGGCAAAAGTCTCGAAGCCGTATCAAACGCACTAGCCAAAGCACACGATGGAAACTTTGGAGCATTGACAAAGCTTGGCGTTTCAATGGATTCAAATATTTTGAAATCCAAAGACTTCGATGCAGCCACAAAAGTTTTGGCAAGCACGTTTCAGAATCAGGCATCGGTTCAAGCTGAGACATTTCAAGGCAAAATGGATCGTCTCAAAGTCGCATTCGATGAGGGCAAAGAGACAGTCGGTTCATTCATTCTTGATGCCATCACGCCATTAGTTTCAGGATTTGTCAATAAAGTCATTCCAGCAATTCAAGGTGCAGCTAGTGAAATCTCAGCCAATCTTGCTCCAGTCTTTAAGTCTTTAGGCGATTTTTTCAATAACGTACTCGTTCCAGCATTCACGTCTTTCTATAATTTCATTCGCGATTATGTCGTGCCGATTCTCAATGTCACACTGGTTCCCATCATCAAGGCTCTATTCGATGCGTTTAATCAAATCAGCCAAGCTCTCACAGATAACAAAGACAAGTTGCAACCGCTGACAGATGCGTTCAGAGTCTTTGCGACTTTCATTCGCGATTACGTTGCTCCCATTATTGGCACATTTATCAGCTCATCCATTTCGGGCATTGCTGGTGTGATTTCGGCTCTTATCAATGTCGTTGCCGAGGTAACAAGTGCAGTCAATTCAGGATTCACCAGAGTCAAAAATTTCTTTACATCAATTATCAACTATATTGCCGACACTGCTTCAGATATTATTTCTCCGATTGTCAATGCGTTTAGAGCTGCGGTCAATACAATCATTGGTTATTGGAACAGAATTGACTTTGAAATTCGTTTTACCGTGCCAGATTGGGTTCCAATCATTGGTGGCAGCACTTGGCGATCTGGCGACATATTCCCAGACATTCCATATTTGGCTGAAGGTGGAATCGTTACAAAGCCAACATTGGCGATGATTGGTGAAGCTGGTGCAGAAGCCGTCATTCCATTAAATAAAGCTGGTGCAATGGGCAACACGTTTAACATCACAGTCAATGGCGCAATCGATGCCGAAGGTACTGCTCGCACGATAGTCAATACATTGAACAATTCATTCTATCGTGGCACAGGTGGTGCGACTGCTCTGGTGACATCGTGACCTTATGGAATCCAGTCTGGAACGTAGAAATTAATGGTGTCTCCTACACCAATTTCGTTCTAGCCAATCTGACATTTACCAGCGGACGAACAAACATCTATGAGCAAGCCCAAGCAGGTTATGTCAATCTCCAACTCATCAACATTGACCAGACACCAATCAATTTCACAATTAATAACTCTGTTGGAATTTCATTGCAAGATTCAACTGCCACATTCGTGCCAATCTTCGGTGGAACCATTGTCGATTTGGGAATCTCTATTGCCGACGCTGGAAGCGTTGGTTATACGCAAAACATCACCATCGTCGCACTCGGAGCATTGAGCCGACTTCCAAAAGCATTGACTAACGGCGTTCTGGCGAAAGCTTATGATGGCACTCAGATTTACGAAATACTCACGGATTTATTGCTCAATAACTGGAGCGAAGTCGCACCAACTGTTCAATGGAATACTTACGATCCGACGGTAACGTGGGCAAATGCTGAGAATGTCGGATTGGGTGAAATTGATCGCCCAGGTGATTACGAATTGGCTGCACGCACATCCAATCGAACAGACGTCTATTCACTCGTTTCAGCTCTTGCAACTAGCGGACTGGGCTACATTTACGAAGATGCAAGTGGAGCAATTTCCTATGCAGATTCGACGCATCGATCCACTTATCTAGCAGCTAACGGCTACACCGATGTGAGCGCCAATCAAGCTCTGGCATCAGGCATTGCCATTCAGACCAGAGCAGGCGACGTTCGAAATTCAATCACCGTCAAGTATGACGCCACATCATCGAGCGAGAAATCCGATGAAGATGCCACATCCATTTCGATTTATGGACGGCTTTCACAGATTATCCAAACGACTTTGCACAATGCCATTGATGCTGAAAATCAAGCTGCGTTTTATTTATCGCTTCGAGCTTATCCACTGGCCATGATGCAGTCGATTACCTATGAGCTGACAAATCCAGAATTGGACGATGCAGACCGTGACGCCATGATTAACATCTTTATGGGCTTGCCGCTGCGAATTAGTGATTTGCCGCTGAACATGAATGCTGGCTCTTATGCGGGTTTCGTTGAGGGCTGGACATTTACTGCGGCGTATAATCAGGTTCAGGTGACGGCTTTATTGTCGCCACTTGCTTTCAGTATTCAGGCAATGAAATGGGAAACCGTTTTACCAGCTGAACAATGGAACACCGTTTCAGGCACACTGGAATGGCAAGACGCCACGATTGTGGCTTAAGGAGCAGGTATGAGTAATCCAACAAGCAACTTCGGATGGGTGATGCCGACAAACACCGATTTGGTGACGGACTTACCAGCCGATTTTGAAGTTTTTGGTCAAGCTGTTGATTCGTCTTTGGCTGACTTAAAAGGCGGCACAACAGGTCAGATTCTTTCAAAAGCAACTAACACCGATATGGATTTCGTGTGGATTGCTAACGATCAAGGCGACATCACAGGCATCACTGCAACGTCACCACTCACAGGCGGTGGCACGTCTGGTGCAGTAACAGTCGGAATCCAATCAGCATCGACCAGCCAATCAGGTGCGGTGCAGCTTTCAGATTCAACATCGACGACTTCATCGGTTTTAGCATCAACTCCAACTGCTACCAAAGCAGCTTATGATTTAGCAAATACTGCTAATACAACTGCAAACGCTGCCGTTCCAAAATCAACAGTTACGGCAAAAGGATCGATTTTTACCGCTACGGCGTCGGCTACACCTGCGCAGCTTACAGTAGGCAACAACGGCGAAACTCTCGTAGCCGATTCTTCCACTTCAACAGGCTTGCGCTATCAGGGTTCACAGGCTGGCGGTAAAAACGCCATTGTCGGGGGCGGTTTTGATAACTGGCAGCGTGGAACAGCAAGCACGACCACAACAAACGCTTACACAGGCGCGGATAGATGGTTTACATTTGGTTTAAGTAATGCAAATACACAGCGAGTCACTCTTGCGGTTGGTTCACCCGCAACATACGGAGTGCAAATTACAAGCACTTCAGGCACTAACTCTGTTTTATACGGAACTGCACTTGAAGATACAACGCTAAACCCATTACGAGGTCAAACAGTAACTTTGTCCTTTTATGCCTATTGTTCAACTAGCACAGTTTCTTTGATTTCTTATGCTCAAAAAAACACCACAGCCAACAACGCTACAACAGGTGGTTGGGCAACAATAACTTCCACAACTCATACAATAACAACGACTCCAACTCGTTACTCAGTTACTTTTGCTATTGCAGCAGATAGCACAACTGCTGGATTGCGTATTCTTTTTGGTGCAGACAATTTTACAAATGGTGCAAACTTTGTAATTTATGGAGTGCAGTTAGAAATTGGTTCAGTAGCCACACAATTCAGTCGCGCTGGTGGAACAATCCAAGGGGAAACTAGCGCCTGCCAGCGTTATTATCAAATTGTTCATTCTTTTACAGGTAACGCCTCAACTACCACACAAATCCACGCACCACTTAACTTTGTAGTGCCTATGCGTACTTCACCAAGTGTTGCTGGGTCTGCTGCTCTGTATGTTTCAGATGGCACAAACGACTTTCAGCAATCATCAACAAATGTGGCTTTTGTTAATGGCAACAGAGTCACATCTCAAAATGCGCAATTAGTAATGACCAACTTTACTGGCTTGACTCAATGGCGTAGTTATATGCAAGTTTCAACACTCGGTGGAGACATCCAGTTAAGTGCGGAGTTATAAAATGACAAAGTATGAAATTAGAAAAGATGAAGAAGGCAACGACCTGCTTTTTAAGATTGAAGAAGATGGCAAAGAGTGGTCAGTACCTATGATTGAAGGCAACTCTGACTACGCGGCTTACCTCAATCCGCAAGCGGCACTATCCACACCGATGGTGATTGATGATCCAAAGTCATAACGGATGGAAAGCGTCGAAAGATGCCGAAGAAATCCACATCATCAGCGTTCCCATTGAAGGGACAAAGGTCAAGGTGCGATGTGCAAAAGCCGTCGCACCCTTGATTGCTGGATTCTGCAAAGAATTTCACCAGCTCATTGAACCCATTGATGAAGGTGCGCTGGATGACTGGGGTTATGCGTTCAGGATGATACGTGGCAGCACCGACAAGCTGAGCAATCACGCATCGGGAACTGCAATCGATCTCAACGCCACAAAACACCCGCTGGGCAAAGTCGGCACATTTCCAGCTGAAAAGGTTCCCATGATTCGCGCTTTGGCCAAGAAATACGGCCTCAAATGGGGTGGAGATTACAAAGGCAGAGTTGATGAAATGCACTTCGAAATCGAATTGAGTGAAGCGAAAGTCGCGGCGCTCATCGGGAGCTTGAACAAAGGAGAAAACTAATGGATCAAGCAAAAGCAATGCTGGCATCATGGGCGCGCAGCTCTGTTGCCGGTGCGTTGGCGGTCTATATGTCGGGCAATACCAATCCAAAAGACTTGGCTCTAGGATTGCTCGCAGGCGTCGTGCCGTTGGCAATGCGCTGGGCTAATCCAAACGACATGGCATTCGGTAACAAGAAGTGAGTATCGGCGAATGGACGGCGGTCGGTGGTCTTGCTGTTGCGGTGCTAACTGCCGTCTATTCGTCAATGCGATTCATGGTGAAATCGATCATGCGAGAGCTTTCACCGAATGGGGGCAATTCTCTCAAGGATCAAGTCAGTCGAATTGAACAAAGACTCGATCAGTTGATGATTGAAATTGCTCTTCGAAAGTAATCGACACGCCGGCTGACACGCGGGAATCTTGAATTTGTCAGACAATGGTGTCACTCTCTATTTCGGGAGCTGATTGGCAGCTCTCAGAATCGGGAGCAATAATGACAACAAGTGAACTTGGGCTATTTGTCGTGATGGCAATAGCGTGCATTTTATGGGCAATATGTGCCTATTCCATCGGATACAAAGAAGGCCACAAAGATGGTTATCAGCGCGGCAAAGCCGTTGGCCGTCACGCATCAACTCAGGCGGTGCGCTAATGGGATTTCTTGACAATTATGAAGCTGCACGTGCTAGAACGGATCGCTGGATTGCCACACATCCCACTGGGCGAATTGAAACAGAAATCATGGAATTTAGCGCAGAAAAAGGTTATGTGCTGGTAAAAGCAACGGGCTATCGCAATGCCGATGATTTATATCCAGCAGGCGTTGATTTTGCTTATGGCTATCAAGGCGCGTACGTCCAGAACATGAAACGCTGGTTCGTCGAAGATACAGTTACCAGCGCAATTCTTAGGGTGATGCAGCTCATCATGGGCGGTGCAGAACGCACAGTACGTGAGACGATGGAACAGATTGAGAAGCTACCAGCCAAAGTTGCTAATATTGAGCCGGACTACTGGAACACAAAATTTGGTGATATTCCATCATTTGCCACACGTGAAGAAGCCGAATCAGCGGGCATTCCAACGGCTGCAGAAGCCATGCAAGAGGTAACGGCTCAATTAGGCGGTGAGATGCTGGCAGAAGCTCCACAGTGCAAGCATGGCCATCGTGTATGGCGTGAAGGCGTGAGCGCAAAGACCGGCAAAGCATGGGGCAATTATTCATGCGTTGAACGCAAGCCCAATCAATGTGAGCCATTGTGGTATCAATTCACATCTCGCGGAAAATGGGAGCCACAGGTATGAGCGATTTTATGGAGATTATCAACCCTAGAACAATGACGTGCAAACTGATGGAAAACGGCGTCGTAGTTGAAGAATACAAAGTGGAGCAATGCGATAAATGCTCAAAGCTTGTTCGATTTGATGCTTTTGGATTTCAAAAAGGATATGGCGATGAAAAGGTCATTTGGTTCTGTTCGGGTTGCCGATGATTATGGTTCGTTTATCGCGTGAAGATGAAATCATTGCGCACACGGCTGGATTAGCCAGAGAATCACGCTATGGCTCAAATCCCAAATTCAATGGCAACAAAGGCAATTTCCACAATGCCGTCGTCATCCATTCCGAAGCCGTAGGAGCTGAAATGGCCGTTGCACGATACTTCGAGATTGAAGATTTCGTACCCACGGTGAATACATTTAAGAATGAGCCAGATGTGACATGGAATGGCATACCCATTGAAGTCAAACAAACGCCGCACAAACGCGGTCATTTAATCGTCACCGAAGATGATCGTGACACCGACATTGCAGTGCTGGTTGTAGGTGAATCGCCAACGTATTACATCATGGGCTGGATTCCAGTTGGTGTGGCCAAGCGACCACGATTTGCATCAGCTCAAGGCGGCTATTGGGTCAGCCAGATTAACCTGCAACCCATTGAGACATTAAGGAAATCCATGCATGCCAATACTTGAATTTGATTGTTCAATTTGCGCCAAGCTGTATGGGAAAGCAAAGCAACGTCATGGCATACGAAAGACACCAGAGCTAACACTGCATGAATGGTTCGCGACATGTCTTGGATGTGGAGCGATGGGCATCAAGTTAGTCGATGACGATAAAGTGGATCGATTGTCTTTATGAAACCTATGTTACTGGCCAGTATTAGTTATCCACAGGAGTTATCCACACGCAAGCAAAACCTGTGGACGACACGAACTTTACGCGTAAGTTATCCACAACTGATGAGTAACTTGACACGGCGTGTAGCATCCATACTCGCTGGCGAGCCGCTGATGCGGATAGCTCGCAGGCGATGTCTGGTGCTTGTGGGCGTGCTATGTGTAATGGGGATTACGCCAGCAAAAGCAGTGACAGACGTGGATTATCTCAAGCTATATGCACATTCAAGAGTGATTAACTATCAGCAATTTCAATGTCTTAATAAGCTCATAACTGCTGAATCACATTGGAATATCAACGCGGTTAATGGATCGCATTATGGTTTAGGACAGATGAAAAACAAAAGCTATCGAAACCTAGATGGTTATCGCCAGATTGACTGGAGTATTCGCTATATCAAGCATCGTTACGGATCAATGTGCAATGCTTACCGTCATTGGCAGAAGAAGGGATTCCACTGATGTCAGCAGGATGGAAGAACGGCAGTACCAAAGGATGGCGCAAAATACGCCAGCGCATATTGCAGCGAGATTCTTATATGTGCCAGTTATGTGGGCAGACAGAAGGCCAGCTGCACATTGACCACATCATTCCTAAGCGATTGATGGGTGAGCATGGGGATAACGACTCAAATCTTCGGGTATTGTGCCAAAAGTGCAATTTATCAAAAGGTGGGCGTTTTTTTAGCGGTGCTTTAACAC